TTCAGAATCCCTTCAAGAGAAGTGGGCTCCCGTACTCGAGCACTCAGGTCTTGATAACATCAAAGATAATCACAGACGTGCAGTCACCGCTGTACTTCTAGAAAACCAAGAACGTTTCATGCGTGAAGAGCGTGGAATGCTTACTGAGACTCCAACCAACTCCGCTGGTAATGGTGGTTTCTCAGGTTCAGGCGCTAACCCACCTGTTGCTGGTTTCGACCCCGTTCTAATCAGTCTTATTCGCCGTTCAATGCCTAAGTTGATGGCATATGACATCTGCGGCGTCCAACCAATGTCTGGTCCAACTGGACTTATCTTCGCAATGCGTTCACAACGTGGTGCTGACCGCGATGGTAACGGTGCAACCCCTAACGTATTCACCAACGAAGCATTCTACAACGAGACTCCTTCTGGATTCTCTGCTGATGACGGTGCATATTCTGCTGCAACCGGCGAAGATGCAACTAACCCTTCAGTTCTTAACGCTTCTTCACCAGGTAACTATGCCGCTGTCGGTGGTATGAACACCGCGACTCAGGAAGCACTTGGATCTTCGACATCAACCGCTTTCCGCGAGATGTCATTCTCGATCGAGAAAGTTGCTGTTGAAGCAAAAGGTCGCGCTCTGAAAGCTGAGTATTCACTAGAACTCGCTCAAGACCTTAAGGCGATCCATGGTCTTGACGCTGAAGCAGAACTTGCTAACATTCTTTCTGCTGAAGTTCTTGCTGAAATCAACCGTGAAGTTGTACGTACAATCTACGTAACTGCAAAACCAGGTGCTCAGAACAACGTTGCTAACGCAGGTTCATTCGACCTAGACGTTGACTCCAACGGTCGTTGGATGGCAGAGAAGTTCAAAGGACTTATCTACCAGATTGAAAGAGATGCTAACGCAATTGGTCAAGAGACTCGTCGCGGGAAGGGTAACTTCATCGTCTGTTCTGCAGACGTTGCAAGTGCTCTAGGTATGGCAGGCGTTCTTGATTACGCTCCTGCTCTTGGTGGTAACAACGGTTTGGCTGGTGTTGATGACACCGAGTCAACTCTAGTTGGTACACTTAACGGTCGTATTAAGGTCTATGTTGATCCTTACTCTGCTAACATTGCAGATGACCACTTCTACGTCATGGGTTATAAGGGTACTTCTGCTTATGATGCAGGACTCTTCTACTGCCCATACGTTCCCCTCCAGATGGTTCGTTCCATCGGTCAGGACACGTTCCAACCAAAAATTGGTTTCAAGACTCGCTACGGCATGGTCGCGAACCCATTCTCCCGTGGAACCACGCAGTCAAGCAACGCTCTTACTGCAAACGCAAACGTCTACTACAGACGCACCCGTGTTCTCAACCTTATGTGATAAAGGTTGCTGTGGGGCAGGATGTCCCACATGTCCTTTCAGACCTCCCTCAAAAGGGGGGTCTTTTTTTATAAATAGTTTTAAAACATTATGGCATATTTTGCTGACAACCCAAACTGCCCATCTAATTTCCTATCGGGAGTTGGATTTCAGTTTAGTCTAAAAAAATTGCCTGGAGTATCATTTTACTGTCAATCTGCTAATGTACCATCACAAAATTTAGCTGTAGCAACTCAAGCAACTAGATTTAATACAATACCAGAACCAGGTGATGAAGTAAATTATGATGATCTAACTGTTAGATTTTTAGTAGATGAAGACTTAAAAAATTATAGATCTATACATAATTGGATTCGATATCTAGGCCACCCAGAATCAGATGAAGATTGGTCTACTTATGCTGATGGAGATTCATATCAAGAAAAACAATATAGTGATGGAATATTATTTGTATTAGATTCAAATTTTAATAGAAAATTTAAAATTTATTTTAAAGATCTTTTCCCAGTATCACTATCAGGATTAAATTTTGATTCTACATATACAGACACAGAATATTTTGCTGTAGATGCTACTTTTAAATTTACTATATTCGATATCGAGGAGGTAGGAGCGACTGGTTTTTTTACCCAAGCTGATCCACCTACGATAACCCTAAGTCACACATTAGATTCTAATAATAATGTTGTACTAACTTGGAGCTCACAAAATGCATCTCATGTTGTTATTGATCAGGGGGTTGGAGAAGCATCATTATTTGGAACTGATACAATTCCATCTGCAACTGTTAGTTCTAGAATGTCCAATGGCACACTAATTTATACGGCTACCGCAACTGGTCGTGGAGGAACTGCAACTGCATTTACTACAGTAACTATAGGAACTCCTGTCACTAACGCCACGATTGTTAATATTGCGGTCATTGATGAAAGTGATTCTCAATCTGTATCTGGAATGGAAACTAGGTGGACTAACTTTAGATCTAATTACCCAGATAGACCTTTTTATCTATTACAACCAGCTAATTGTACAGATTATGATATTCTAAGGGCGCCTCCAAGTTTTATGGAGGAAACTGATCCAGCTACAATTACCAATACTTGTGATGTACAAGAAGCATCACAAGCAGATTATTTTGTAGTAACATACACATTTACTGACGGCCGTGATTTAGATACAAGAACTTATACAACCAGTCCTGATGTTGGTGGACCTCTCGGATGGTCTAGGGGAACAACAATTGGCAGTCCAGTTTATGTAACTTGGGGCGGTGACAATACTGGTCTTGGTGTAGAATCTGTGTTAATTGATATACCACAACTTTTAGCTTCTCATCCTAATGAAACAGAAATAACTTTGGATCTACGTGCATTCTGGTATGGTTCAGTTGGAACAAATCCTGTTGTGGTAAATGTGACATCATACAAAGGAGGAACTATGGTTAAATCTGGATTTAGTTGGGTTAACTTAACTGCTACAAATGTTTATAATACTTTCACATCATCCTCAAGGCAAATTACAACAAGTAGTAGATCACAAGGACAAGAGGGTGAAAGAATTGCAGTCATGACTATAAACTTTGTTCAAGGCAGCGTTACTTTTGCTTGATGTTATATAAATATTTTTACGATAACTAACTATTATGTCATTTACCTGGCCCGACATACCTTATCAAGGATCTGAAGTTACCGCTTTTGCAGCTGCTTACAAAGAGTTGGCTGAATCGGTTTTAGATGAATATTTTGATTTTGGTGGACCCACTGGAGAAATTACTGGTATAGAAGGTCCATATACAGAAAAACTAGTTGTAAAAGAATTATTGCAGGAAGGACTTTTATATGCTTGTTTTATAATTCAACAAAGGTCTGGTACAACTGGACCCGGTACAGATTTTGTGTTAGGAAATACTCCTATTAATATTAGTGATCCTGATCTACAACCAGAAATTATACGATTGTTAGGGTGTAAATGGGGTGAGTTTGAAGCTTCATTTAAAAATAATATTAAATGCGGTAATAAACCACCAGCACCACCAATAGATCCTAATGATGGTACATGTTGCACTGGTTCTCCTACTCCTTTGGAAGGAGGTGTATTGAATACTTGGGGTTCAGTTAATGTCCAAAAGCCTTTTGCTTGGGTTATTGTTGAGGCTATGAAACAATATCTTTCATGTAATTCTACACCAATAACTGCAAATAATTTGACGGATAATCAAAAACAATTATTGAAAGAAATAGCACAAAAACATCTTGATGGGTTTAAAGAAAGAGGATCTGGCTACACAGGTCCCCAACCAGGTGGGCGTGGTCCAATTGTTACACCTCTCACTGATTCATATAACACGTCTAACCTTCGTGGTGCTACTAGTATTTACAGGGTATCTTTTTATGGAGAGAGTCGTACAGTTCATAAACTTTTAGGAAGAGCTAAAGTAACTGCTGATGCAGACGGTAATGTTATGTGTATAAAAGATGATTTTGATTTTGATTATGGATTAATCGCAGATAGGTCAGATGGAAGTTTTGCTGGAGACCCAATAACTGGTTATGGATTTGGTTCAAACATGCTTGACGGTAATGGGAATCCCTACACTAATTTACAAGATGTTAAAGACGATTGGGACAGCGGAGCTCCACCAGATGGACCAGGATCTTTTGGTTCGGAAAGAGAAATGATAGCGAAAGCTGCATTACAAAATTGCGATGGTGGAAAAGGTAGAGGAGCTCCTGTACCAATTAGTATTTGTTTCGATTAGGAGTATATTATGTTAAATTCTTACAAAATTGCATTAAAGCATTTAAATTTTAATTTACATGAAAATGTAAATTTTCAATCAGAAACAGGTAAAACTAGTTCTGTAGAAATAACTTATGATGGTAATAATGTCTCTGGTTTAGACATTTATGATGTCTATAATTTTGACGATAGAATGGATGTTGCCCCACATTTATATACAGGTGATGAAAATCACAATCCTATTTTTTATTGGTTGGAGTCGGGTCCAGAAACATTAGATGATCAAAATTTCTTTATTGGTCATAATAATATTCAAAGACACAAAGAAAGTATAATAAAAGCAATGATGGTTGCTTTATTAACAAACAATGGAAAAAGATCTACTTCATTATCTAGTGATAGTTTAGAAACAAAGAAACAAATTTTCTTTAATTGTTTGCGTATTCCTGAGTTTAGAGATACTACTATTAAACCTTGGGATAATTCTTGGAGAAATACTCACACTACATTAACCAACAGTGGAATTACTGCAACAAAAACTAATGGTTTGGTAACTGTTAACACCAATACTCCTCACGGATTAGATGCTCAATATGATGATTGGGGTATAGTTATTGAAACTGGGAACTCAAATTTTGATATGACATCAGCAACATATCCAAATGGTGTTCCAATTAAAATTGTAAATTCAAATTCATTTACATATAGAAAATCTGGATCAGATACTCCTACAACTTCCATCTCTGGTACGTTTGATGTAAAGATTGGATGGGGTGGATCTAGTAACAACTTACATTTATACTTTACTTAAAATGAATATAGAATCATTAAAATTACATAACTTTGAGTTACTCTTAGATGGAGTATCTGAAGGAGAACTACCATATAGTTCAATTGACGGAGTACTTGCGATGGGACCCAACCAACCAAATGAATTTGTAACTAGTTTTGTTGGTGGTCCACATTTACCAGAAAATAACCCATTGTCCAAAAATCTTGCTGGAACAAGTTTTGGGGCATCTGGTTATTATTCAAAACCATTTTTAAGTTTAGGACAACGTTTTAATAATAGTGCATATACTAATGTAGGTCCATACGCAAAATTAGTTAACTATAAAAAAGAATTTATATCTACATGTATAAATGGTGAGTGTGAAAAAGAACAAGATGGAACGTCCAAAGAAATATATGGTAGGGTAGGAAAAATATTATCTGGTAATCGAGCTAATCAATGGGGATTTTTTATGCAAGATTGGTATAATCATAATGATGGTAGTTATGATGCTGCTTTTTGGTCTGAAAGATACAATATAGATCCCCCAATACCAGACAAAAAAACTTGGTGGGATCAATGTGCAAAAGCAACAATTTATGTATATTTTTTTAATGATCCACTCAGAGATTTGTGTCAGGTAGAAGTTGCACTTAATAACATTTCATTTGATGATGATCAATATTTTCCGGGTGAAGATGTAAGATCATTAAATAATGGAGATTTAAATATATTAACAGTTCTTACAGGACTAGTAACAGGATTAGGAGTGTGGATTTAAATGCCTTTACCAACATTAGAAAACAGAAACCATTTCAAACAGTATCTAAGATACTTTAAGGAAAAATTTGACTCAGATATACAAACGGCAACTCTTGGTCAGTTGAGAGCTATGTTTAGTCAAGAGGATACTTCTCTTGGTGATAACACTACTGTTAAACTTGTATTGTTTAATAATTTTGGCAAAATTGATATATCATCTATAGTCTCATCCAATGATTATATTTATTTTCCTGCCCTACCTGGCGACAATCTAAGAATAGATTTTGCATCTAACTCTTATGATCTTATATTTGAGGGAGATGCAGATGGAGTAACATATAATGGAACAACATATACATATAACAACCAATTTCAACTTGGTGATAAAATATTTACAGTAAAAGGATTGGGTGGTATTTTATTACAAACAGAAGATGCTCCATCATATACTATAATACCATCATCAACTTTAGTAAATGAAGGTACTACTGTTACATTTACTATTACAACTGCTGCTATTCCAGATAATACTACTCTTTATTATACAACGACTGGTACTGCATCAGCACCAGATTTTTCAGATAATACGTTGACCGGATCTGTAGTTATTAATAACAACACCGCAACTATTACAAAAACTATTACTAATGATTTTACGGTAGGAGAAAATACAGAAACTTTTGCTTTACAACTTAGAGAAACTAGTGTAAGTGGTACTATTGTTGCTACATCATCCACTGTCAGCATAACAGATAGTTCTTTTGCTACATTTACACCTTCACTATCAACAACTTCTATCAACGAAGGTCAATCTGTAACCGTTACAGTTGATACTACTGGTATACCAGACGGTTCTACATTGTTCTATACAACTTCCAATACCACAGACGTAACACCAACTAGTGGATCTTTTACTATTAATAGTGACACGGGATCATTTATTATTGCATCAACAGAAGATTTATTAGTTGAGACTGCAGAAACACTTACGGTATCTATAAGAACTGTATCTGTATCTGGTTCTGTTGTAGCTACAACAGATTCAGTAACTATTGTAAACACAACTACTTTTGCGATTACATCAAGTACAAATTTACCAGCAGAAGGAGATACAGTCACATTTACTGTGGTGACAACTGGCGTTGCTGATGGCACAGTATTATATTTTACAACATCTAATGCAGCATCAAATTATGATGACATTTTACATCTAAATGGTTTTTTTACAATAACTAATAACAGTGGTTCATTTGATATTACAGTTTTACAAGATTTTGCAGAAGACGATGGTGAAGGTTTAGATGTACAGGTAAGAACTGGTTCAACAACTGGACCAATTGTTGTTAGTGCAAACACACTTACAGTTACAGACAGTTCATTTACAATTACTGCTACTCCACAAG